GTTATTGCTCGTCGACGGGCTGCTGGTAGCTGTCTTGCCCAAAGACACACGATCATTGCTTCTGCAAGTCTGCCTCACTACTCATGGCTAACGAAATTACTCGCGCGCAGGCGACGCATAACCGCACAGCGTTTGGTCGCTGTGAGTTAAGGTCTACGGCACATAGGCAAGTGTATCTCACTTCTACCCATTGGTCCGTTCCGCGCACGCGTAGGTGCATGGTTTTAAGAGTTGACATGTTATATGATTCGTGTCAGCGGTTTAACGTCTTGCTGAGGACGCGCTGGTCACTTCACTTGGTTTTGGTTTTGGCAGTCTTGGCGGCTTTGGCGACAACCACCGTTGGACCGGGCAGAGGGGCGTATGTGGTGGGGTTCAAATACTCCATCACCAATGTGTACGCTACTAAGCATTTAGTCGAAGCGCCGGCGATGTTATCCCAACCGGTGTGGGCCCTGAGGAATTGGTAGTAGAAAGGAGTGGTTCCAGGCAAATTCGTCACGTACAACTCTATGGTGCATGAAGAATAACTGGCTCCTTTTCTGCCAACAGCTAAGGGGATGTCAATACTCTCTCCGCGTATATTGTCATCATTCGGGGTACCACTGATGGTTTCAGTTCCATTCAGGTAAGCCCCACGAGCGACGAGGATGCTGGGCACGGTGCCTGGTTCGTCGGTGGGGTAAGTGGACATTGTGAGCGTGTACCTCACGTTGGACTCGGCGATTTGTGGCAAGCTACCTCCGTACTCGGAGAGTTCTCCCACATTCAGTCCACCATCTTGTTTCTTATGGAAGGAGGCGATGTTCTCGTCGAGGATGTCAATCCAACCACCCGGGGGCGCATTGATCAAGCCGGTCTGCCAAACAGCAAATCGACCGTTGGCCGCAGAGTACGGGGGGGTTGGGGGGATTGCCTCATTGAGACGCGGGTTGATGCAATAACACCTATAGTGCACCCATATTTCACCGATGGATCCGTTGGCATCGAAGGAAAAACCTTCGGTGGCTACTGAGAACTTACCGGCGTCGTATGTTTTCGCGTCTGAAAAGCCAGGCACTGCGTTTCCTCGAACGAACAGCGGGCTTGAATTGAGGCGTTTTGGGTCCAGCTTGAGCCGCATGATGTTCTTTGCGATTCCGCTGACGTGGGGGTCAATAGACTCAGCTATGACCATAGTGGAGGCTAATGGCTCGAGTACGTCATAGTTGGTATATAACGTAACACGACCTTGTTTTCCAGCCTCGGCAAAGCCGCTAACCAGTGGGCGGAACTCAAATTGGAGGTCGGCGAACTGATAGCGCTCATAAAGCCGGGCGACTTGTGACAACCAAGGGAAGGTGGTGCTATCTCCTGCTTGGATGGTAAAGGCAGTCTGTTGATAACCAGAACTGGGGTCGATTTTGCCAATCATAACACTGTCTTCAACCAGTTGCCTCTTGACGCGAACCGGTTGGTTAGTGATTACGCCGGCAGAGTCAACCGCGGCTAACGCGGTTTGATTGCCTGACAAAGATAATGGCGCGTTGCGGGTCTTCTTGCTCTTACCAACGTTGCCCACACTGTAAGTGGCCGCAATGTTGCCTGTTTTGATAAGGCTGAATTCCCAACGTTTTCGTGCAGCGTCGATGGCACGCTGCACGTCTTTGTTAGTCTTGCTTTTCGATTTATCCTGTTTCATGTAAACTTGAATATAAATTTCGGGTGGGGGCGTCCCCCCAACCACTGAAAAGACTTTCCTCAGGTTGTTTTAGTCTTTCGACACGGCTAGCTGAGTCACCTTATTGCACATTTGGCATTTATGCTGGGCCAGGCTCAGCGCCCTCCCGGAGGTCTCTGTTGGCACTGGCTCTGTGCACGACTCTCCTATGGTACACGTGGAATGCCCGCACTCTACGCGGGTCATCTCTGTCCCCGGCCATGGCGGCCGCTTCAAATGGATCAATGCCCTCGTCTACCATCTCTCTGCGCTCGGTCTCATACCTCTGCGCAGTCTCCTGCCGGGCAGCTTGTCTAGCATCCCAGTTGGCCTGGTGCTCTTTATTGGCTGCGCGGATTTTGGGATCAGCTCCGGTGTAGTCTGGGGGCCGACGCCCCGAGCCAGGGCCTTTAGCTGGCTTCAGGGTCTTCATTTGAGTCATGGCGGATATGACTGCAGGTGACACAGGAGCGCCGGTTGGTTCTAAGGTCTTATGGTACTCACATTTGGGTGCGTAGTCTTCACCAACCGTTGCCACAGCCTGCAGGCGCATCGTCTCATCTTCAGGATCTGTGTAGACTTCCACCTTTGGTTGCTTGGATACTGTTTCTGTTTCTCCTGTGGCTGGCAACAAGAGTTCACCGTTGACCACGGTGGCCAATTTTCCAGCCACGGGGGGGGTGAAAGGTGTGCACAGCGGGGCGTTCAACAGCAACCGCTTGGCTTCGGTATGGTGGGCCAGTGAGATATCACGAATCCACTGGTTAAACCGGGCCTGGTCAAAGTCTGGTATGAAACTGTCGAAGCAGTCTTCCATCCAATCCTCGGTGCCATGATCTTGGGGCCAATTGGTAGCTTGGCTGTGTTTTCCGTCCCATGGTGCCAGCAATCCCGTGCCGTCCGTCTCGCCGAGTACGGCGCGTGCTACTTGACAAATTTGTCCCAACACTGGAGTGTGGTAGTCCATTCTGTAGTAGCCGCCGCATCGTTCAGCGAATCTAGCTAGCGGGTCATGCAACGTAGCGGGTCCGACCCATAACTTCCCAAGGGCTCTAACTGGGTTAGCCATGGATGACAACTCCCCAAACCAAATTCTCGGTCCGAATTGACGGTTGAGGAAATTGACTTTCAATTTGCCACGGTAGGCGACTTCAACTTCGTAATCTTGCCCGACACATTTAGCGGATTTCTTCAGCGCGTTTGGGCAAACGTCTGCCTCCAAACTGTCGTCACCACCGTACACGCCCATGGCTCCCCATGCTTCGTCGGGTGAGTGGTTGACTCCAGTGAGGGGGTTGGCAGTGTTGCGCCAAGCACAATATCCAATAAAGGCTGAGCCTATTGAGTTGAAGGGGGACGTTTCCTGAGAGCCGGAACCACGCGAGTACCTGGGGTCATATGGTACGCCTTGGGCAGTAACGCCAGGGATACCGTATTGCTTGTCCAATACTTCGTTCAGCTCATCGTGGCAATCAGGGTGGAAGAAGCGCAAACACACCATGCGTTCTAGTATGCGTAACACTATCGACACGTGTCCGTCGAAGCGGCTGCCGTCTGCCATAACGCACCTTTGCGCATTATGCAGTACTTTGGCGACCCTCTGAGCGATTTCACGCGGTGTCTTGTTGAATGCATACCATTCGACGTCCGCCAGCACTTGGTCAAATGCATACATGAACGTACTATATGTCAATTTGATTTTCGGTGCGGCAGTAGATATGTTGCGTGGCTCTGTGTTTTTCTGGTAGGTCTCTATCTTCTGCATAGACCTCCACAACACCTTAGCCCACTTACCAAGTACTGATGCTTCCTCGAGTATGTGTCTTTGTTGGGGCCGTTCCTGACGCTCTCGCACGACGTCGTGGTCAACGGGTCTACCAACATGCGCTATCGGTACGAGAAACTTGGTGAACTCGTCCATGTACTTTGCAGTGGTTGGTTTCAGCTGGGGCTGAACAGCGACTTGGAATTTTGTGACACGCGACTCAATGCACACCTTATCTGATTCCACCGACTTAACATGCGTATAAGTCGGGCCAACAAGGGGCGAGCCAAATGCGGCCAATGGGCTACGCTCATCGTAGTCGTTCTTTCCATAGTAGATAACTGCTAGGCCAGCTTCCGGCGGATACACTACCGGTGGGTGGTGCGGCACACACTCTCTAACGTAACCGGCCAGGATGGCTCCGTAGCCTTCCGGGAGGTCGTCTGACTTAATGTGTGACTCAACCATTCCTGGAGTTATTGGGACGCGGGCCACTGTAGCCACGGCTATCACCGAGTCAATTGAAGATCTCGGGACAGTCACGGCTGTGAACGCATTGAGGTGTGCTACGCTGCGCAGGTGTGAGCCGGCACGGCGCACATCCAACACAGCGTAGTTCCCAATGTTGGGTCTCAATCTCTCGAGGGGGGAACCGTGCAAAGTAATGCTCGTCGGTAAGAAACCGGGCATAGTGTACTCTGCGATGACCGTCAACATGACCAACGAATGGTGTTGGTCTAGGGGTTTCTTGTCAATGTGGTATGCGACAACTTTCTTGTTAATGCCAACTCCTGTGTCCACCATAATGGCGTCCCCCGAGTAATCCCACACAGTGTGCCTATACTCGGCGCCGCCGTTAACGAGGTATTCAACGCCGTTAGTTTGATCAAAACGGAAAGAATACTCACTCGTTACCGCAGCCGCCTCGCTAGGTTGAAAGGTGGATATCAGGTACGTGGTGGGGTGTTTGGCCAACAAATCAGGCATGTCCAAATAATGGTCCACATCAACCAGAACGCCCGCTTGAGTCGTCTGGTCAAAGGAGAAAGGCCTGGCTTCAGCGCCTAGGTCTTTCGCCCAATGGTAGGTTCGGCACCCAGCTCTGCCCCTCCGTTGGTCGGACAGTGACTGTTGCATGTAGTATGGCTCCAGGCCTATACTCTGCGCGAAAGCGCCGGCGGTAGCACTGCCTGCGTTTCGGTTCGCGGCGCTCTGACCGTGAGTATGGTTTTCCACGGGTTTAGAAGACACCAGGGGAAAATCCACGAACAGCTGCCTCAGCGAGGATGAGGACAGTCTTGGTTTGCTCGTGGTTTGAGTGATGAGGTTTGTAGCGATATGTGAGCCCATGGGACCCATGAGTCGCTTAAACAGGTATCTAATAACAGAGTAACCTAACCAAAACCCGATTGCGGACTGTAGGTATGCGCGCAGACGCAACTTTACAGAGCCAATGCGAGGCACCCAATACGGGACTACGACTTCAGGGGAGAAGAGGTAAACCACTGCAGCCATGAGCCATGCGATGACAGTGAAGTCTCGCTTCTTAGGCTTAACGGTTTGCGTGGGGGGGACGGTGACAGTCAGGTTCGTTGTACTTGTGGTACCGCGGACGAGCTTGAACACCTTGAAGGTGATTGTGCACAGTGTGATGGATTGGGCGAATGTCAAAGACTGCATGAAAGCTACAGCTTCACCTGCGCGGCCGTAGCGGTTAATTGCTTCCCTACGGTGGTACCACGTCGACAGCCTCGCGAGGGGGTCTGACGTCGTGATGGTCTTTGATATCAACGTTCCAACAGCTGATTTAACAATTGCCAACATTTCTACTGAATAGG